AATCTTGTTCTGTTAGCTGTCGCGTTTGATATATAGTGAGCTTCATCTACGATTGCCAAGTCAAAATTGGCATTAACCAATAATTTATAATCGTCACTATCCTCACTCTTGTCTGTGGTGTGGTAGTTCTTAATAATATCATAATTAATAATATAGTAGTCAAATGTTGAACCCCATTTACGTCCTTCGACAATTAAAACTTTTCTATTTGAATAGTTTTTTATTTCCCTCTCCCAATTTATTTTTAAAGATGCTGGACATACTATAAGTATTTTTCTTGCTTTACTTTCTAATGATGCTATAACCGCTGAAGTTGTTTTACCTAATCCCATGTCATCCGCAAGAATAAATTTATCGTTAGCCAATAATTTTTCGATTGCAATTTTTTGATGTTCCATTGGGGGTCTTGAACTATATTTTGAATAGTCAATAACCCTATTAAGTTTTTTCTCGGGTTGTACAACTGCAGCCTTCGGTAACCAAAAAGCCGACATTTGTTCAGAATCAATTACTTTACCCCAAATATGGTAAGCTTTATCGGATTCACAAAGTAATTTTTCACACCATATTTTTTCAGGTGGACTCGGTAAAAGTTTTTCGTCCATTAATTTCTCACCAAAGGTTGAAACGATTGTTATATATTTTTTAGCAACCTTAGGGATGGTATCTTTATATTTTAAAACGTATTCGGCTTGTGGTCGTGTAAGTTTAAAATTCTTAATGTCAATAAATCGTCTTTTCCATTCCAATAATTGATTATTGGAACCTTCGTAATTTGACAAAGTTTCTCTAGCTTCTATTTCGGGAATCACAATACTATCCATTATTTAATAATATAAATAATTAGATTGGAATATTAAACTATTTATAAGGGTATGGATAATAAACTACCAATAACGAGATTATCGAAATTCTTCTCACAAGATGATTTCGATATAAACATTCAAATGGGTCAGGAATATCTTCACGGGGACTTGAATATGAAATTAGTCCTATATCGTGTTGATAGGTCTAAAACCGATACGGATGCCGTGTATGCTGAAGTAGGAAAAGACGAAATAAAGTTTTTCCCACCAATCGAATTCAATGCATTGGTAAAAATAGATGAACCCAAAAATACATCATATAAGAATGGTTTAATGAGATACTCTGAACCGGGTAATTTAATTTTATCTGTTTATATAAGTCATTTACAAGAATTAAAAATTGATATACGATATGGTGATTTTATCGGTTATCCTGATTCAGAAGATAAATTAAGATTTTATACTGTCTCAAATGACGGAAGGGTAACATCTGATAATAAACACAAAATGTTTGGTTATAAACCACATTATAGAACAATAACATGTGTACCGGCACAAGAAACCGAATTTAGAGGAATTTAAGATGGGTATACCTAAAAGAAAAAACAATATTGATGTTTACGGTGGTAAAGAAAGTTACTACGGAAAACAGGTCGTTGAAAGAAGACAGGAGTTGTTGGATAAGATAACCAAATCTGATACCTATCTACCTGATTCAATTCTTCATGATGACCTTGACATGGGGATGTTGGAGTTTATCAAGAAGAATTTTATTGTTGTTTCTGACGGTGAACAAATACCTATCATTCCTAAAATATTAACAATACAAAGATGGGGTGAATTTACTAATAATTGGCAATTTTCAGATGATGATGGAAATGTGAAATTACCATTTATATCTGTAATAAGAAGACCTGACGTACAACCCGGTACTAACCCGTCATTACAAAGAACTATACCTGATAGAAGAGATTTCTATTATGCATCAGTCCCAACATGGAACGGAACTCAGATGGGTGCGGACATTTATAAAATGCCACAACCGGTTGCTGTCGATATCTCTTTTGAGGTTTCAATCGTTTGTACTAAATTTAGAGACTTGAACAGGTTCAATAAAATTGTTTTACAAAAGTTTTCGTCAAGACAGGCATATACTATGGTTAAGGGTCATTACATTCCAATTGTTTTAGAAAGTATTGACGATAACACACCCATGGAAACGTTAGACGGTCGTAGATTTTATATCCAAAATTATAAATTCACAATGTTAGGATTTTTAATTGATAGTGAAGAATTTGATATAAAACCAGCCGTAAGTAGAATGTTTTTATTGAATGAATTTATACAAAGTAATAATTACCAAAAAAAATACATTAACAAAACAATTGATATCACTGTTGTTACATTTACGGCTGATGGTATGCAAACAGCGTTTAGTGTTGGTGAAAGTATCGGTATCCTATTTAATGTTGCCATTAACGGTCTAATACAAGAAAGGGATGTCGATTATTTTCACATTTCAGGAACGTCAAAAATAACGTTTGTAACTCCACCATTAGAAGGTAGTTTAATATCAATTACGTATTATAAAGGTAGAAATAGTGTTTTCATAGATAACTACGGAAAACCTGTTCAGGTGACTACTGAATATTTTGAATACGACGGCTCAACATTGGTATTTGAGGTAACTAATGGTATTGATAGTGTTGTTACCTTAGATATAAATGGACTTGTTGAAGAAGAAGGTGGTGGGTTTGAAATAACGGGAGTTCGAGAAATCACATTACAAGGGACCCCAATACTTGGTTCAAGAATTGGTGTGACTTACATTTATTAATCACCGTATAAATCTTTTTTCTTGGGTTTACAATTATCATCAATCCACTTCTCCAAAAGTTTATAGATTTTTATTCCTCTTTCATCACAATATTTTTTTAACATTTCGTGATGTTTTTCACTTATTTTAACGTTTTTAGTGTTATTTTTCATTAGAAAGATAGTTTAAGATATAAAAAGATAAATAAGTATCTTTTTAAAAAAATTACGGAAATCTTTGCTAAAAACAAAGATATTTATTAGATAAAGTAATAAAACAATTAACCAAACATTAATCAATGGCAAATTCAAACAGAGTATTCGTTTCTCCTGGTGTCTATACTTCAGAGAAAGACTTAACATTTGTGGCACAAAGCGTTGGAGTAACAACACTAGGTTTAGTAGGTGAGACTTTAAAAGGTCCTGCTTTTGAACCTGTATTAATATCCAATTTTGACGAGTTTAGGACTTATTTTGGACCAACATCACCATTAAAAGATGGTAACGGTAACCCAAAATATGAGTTACCATATGTAGCAAAATCCTATTTACAAGAGTCAAATCAATTATTCGTAACCAGAATTTTAGGTAAAACAGGTTACAAACCAAATAAAACTTTCGGAATCAAGACCTTAGGTGGTGTTATTGTGGATGTGGAAGACTTCAGTTCTGATGAAGTTGAGACTATGTCAGCAACAACCGTAACAATAACAGGTTCAACATATTATGATGAATTATCTGATAAGACATCTCACTTAGGAACATCAATTACCGAATACATCGTTGATAATTTTAGTGGTTATTCCGCATCTCAAGATGGTAATTGGTTTGCAATAGGTTTGATACCTGAATCAGATATTCCAAACGGTACTGAAGTGGTATCACCATTCACTGGTTTATACAACGAAGATAATAATAACAACAAAGAGTGGTATAATACATTCTTCCACACTTCTGGTGGTGACATTGTGGGTGTATACTCATATCTTTTTGTTTTCAACTCAGGAACAACATCTTTTGATGTAACAAGATATGATTATTCAGCACAAGTAAATGAAAACTATGACAATATTGTTGTAGCAGCATTAAGAACAAGAGGTCAATACACATCTGAAGTTTTAACACATGAAGTAACTGACAATTCAAAATTCTTATTGGATGATGTTGTTGATGGTGATATCACAACAAATCCATTAGGTGAGTTTGTAATAAATGTAACAGGTGCAACAGGTGGTGCAAAATCATTCACATGTTCACTTGACACAACATCTTCAAAATACATTGTTAAAGTTTTAGGTAGTGAACCTTTTGACAAACCATTAGACGAATATCCTGTATTTGTTCACGAAGTTTATTCAAAACTTTTAAAGAATTCTTATGATAAGGGTTATATTAGAGGTTTAAGTTTAACCGCAGTTTACGAATCAAACGGAGACGACTTTTTAGTTGAATGGGATACTCCGGCTTCACCGATGGTGGTTTCAGAAGTACGTGGTGGTAAAGTATCAGATTTGTTCCAAGTTATGACAATTTCTGATGGTGAGACAGCTAACTTCCAAGTTAAAATTTCAGTACAAAATTTAAATTTAGATTCAGGTGAATTTGATTTAATAATCAGAGATTTTAATGACACTGATGATAATTTAGTGATTCTTGAGAAATTTACAAGATGTTCAATGAATCCAGATTTGCCAGGATATGTAGCTAGAAAAGTTGGTACATCTGATGGTGAATATGAATTACGTTCTAAGTATGTGATGTTAACGATGGTGGATAATCACCCAACAGACGCGTTCCCTGCTGGTTTTAAAGGTATTACTACCAATTCGGCATTTGGTTCTAACGTATTAGGTGGTATTTCATATAAAACAACATATTTTGAAGCTGGTGACGTAATGTATTACGAATCTGACGGAACACCTGTATTATCAAATGGTGATAAAGTTAGAAAAGTATCTTTAGGTTTATCATCACAAGTTGGTTTTGATTTCGACAGAGATGTCTTAAAATTCAAAGGAGTTAGTGCTGCCGGTGTAACACACGGGTTTCACTTATCCACAAACGCATCATCAATCACAGGTATAACAGCAGACGGTTTAATGTTTATGACTACTCCATATGATTTAGAAGGAACTGATAAGGGTCTTTTAGAAAATATTGGTTATCGTAAATTCACATTTGCAGTATGTGGTGGACGTGATGGATGGGATATCTATAGAACAGTAAGAACTTACGGAGATGCTTACATTTTTGGTAAAACAACTTATAATAACAATAAAACAACAGGACCAAACAATGGTGTATTCGGAGCAACCGTAGGTAATTCTGATTACTACGCATATTTGGCTGGTATTGAAACATTTGCAAATCCTGAAGCGGTTGATATTAATGTTTTTGCAACACCGGGTATCAACTTCTATGACCATAGTTCTCTTACCACACAAGCAATTGACATGATTGAGAACGATAGAGCGGATTCGATATATGTTATTAACTCACCAAATGTAACAACATCTGAAGAGGCAATTGACACATTAGATTCTGTGGAATTGGATACTAACTATTCAGCAACATATTGGCCTTGGATTCAAGTAAGAGATACTGATAACGCAACTCAATTATACATTCCACCAACAGGTGAAGTTGTTAAAAACATTGCGTTAACTGATAACGTTTCTTATCCTTGGTTCGCAGTCGCTGGTTATTCAAGAGGTTTGGTAAATGCAATCAAAGCATCTAAAAAATTAACTTTAGATGAAAGAGATGACTTATATAAAGCAAGAATTAACCCAATTGCCACATTCTCAGATACTGGTACAATAATTTGGGGTAACAAAACCCTTCAAGTTAGAGAATCTGCACTTGATAGAATTAACGTAAGAAGATTATTACTAAGAGCAAGAAAATTAATTTCAGCGGTTGCGGTTAGATTGTTATTTGAACAAAATGACGAACAAGTTAGAAATGAATTCTTAAGATTAGTGAATCCAATTCTTGAAGCAATTAAAAAGGAAAGAGGTCTTACTGAATTCCGTGTAACTGTATCTAATGACCCAGAGGACATTGATTCAAACACATTAAGAGGTAAAATCTACATTAAACCTACAAGAGCACTTGAATTTATAGACGTAGAGTTCATTATTACTCCAACAGGAGCATCATTTGAAAATATCTAACAACTATATTAAAATAAAAAGGGTCCAATTGGACCCTTTTTTTTATGTTTACACCTGATGGTGGAGATTTAAATGTTCCACGCGGAACCAATTTTTATAATAATTATACTTTTATATCTTACCCAGTATACTGGAACTAGTTATTCTAGTATTTATATAATAATAAAGAAATATACTAGAACTTATTATACTGGAGCCTAGTAAAAAACTAAATAAAATTTTTGATAAAATCAAGCCCAAGTAAGAAAAAAGTTAAAAAATAATTATTTCGATTTGGGATATATTTATAAGAAAGAATAAATAAAAACTTAACAAATACAAAATGGCAGATTTACTAATGAAAATGCCGGTTCCTTACGAACCGAAAAGAGTCAACAGGTTTATTGTTAGATTCCCTTCATCTTTGGGTATCAATGAGTGGTACGTAACTTCAGCCGCTCGTCCTAAAGCTAAAATCAACTCAGTAGCAATTCCTTTCTTGAATACTTCAACATATGTTGCTGGTAGATTCGAATGGGAAGAAATGCAAGTAACATTTAAAGACCCAATTGGACCTTCGGCTTCACAAGCATTAATGGAGTGGTTCCGTTTACATGCTGAATCAGTTACAGGTAGAATGGGTTATGCTGCTGGATATAAAAAAGATATTGAAATTGAAATGTTAGACCCAACAGGTGTTGTGGTTGAAAAATGGATTCTTCAAGGTACTTTCATCACAAATTTAAATTTCGGTGAATTAAACTACAA